AGTTAAAGCTCCGGTAACTGTATCAAAATTTTGTTGAGAAGCATTTTCAGCTAATATCATAAAATTTAAATCACTTCCTGAAGTTTGATAACCTGGATTAGCTTGAGAAGTTGCATGAATCCCACCTATAGCCCCTTCTGGTGTTTGAGTTGGAGTATCTAATGAAGGATTTGATTTAACTATAACATATTTGTTCTCTTCCTCAGGACCCATCCAAAATTTAACTCCACCTGGGTTTTGAGAATAGTCTTGAACATCAATGTCTCCAATAACTAAAGTTCCACTTTGGTTCGTATTAGCAATATCTCCACCTGGGTTATAAGCAAAAGGTCTAGTAATTGACATTATATAGTATTTTGTTAATAAATATTAAAAAGTAATTTGGTTATTCCCCCTTTTAAAATTATATTTATTGATGTGAAAACACAACATGATATACAAGAATTTGCAAAAATAGTCCATTTATATTATATTGATGGAATATTTGATAAAAAAGATGTAGAAACCTGGTTAGGAGAAATAGAATGTGATCTGGATAAGGTAACTAAAACAAAAATAAGTTTTAATTTTTTTGATACTTACTTTCCTACCCATATGACTATATATCAAAATGGAAGATGTGTTGTTGAAACAGATTTAGATTCCCTTAAATGATCGATCCAGAAAAATTATTTAGTGCTTTTGAATTACCTAAAAGTGATGACCCTTTACTTGAGGATCTTCAAAAAACTCAAGCATTTAAATTAGGTATGTTTAAAAAGATTATATGGAATCAAAAAAATATGGAAAAGAAAATGGATCATTTCTTAAAGTTAATGCCAGAGATAGCAGAAAAAATTAATATGGATGAAGATGCCGGAGAATTTGTTACTCATACTAGAGCATGGACTTATTTAAAGGATTTTAAACCAACTTCAAATCAAGGTAAAGACGCAGCTCGAATATTCTCAGATGATTACACAATTACCGCATGTGAACTTGCATTACATTTTTGGGAAGAGCTAGAACATTACGAAAAATGCGCACATATCAAAAAAGTTTTAGATCTCTTAAAGAATAACTTGGCAAAGTAATCCCCTCAGCGTATATTTGAGGTACAGGAACAGAGAGAAAAAGAGATAAGAGAGATAGGGTACGAGACGTCACGTGACGTCGCCCATAAATATTATAAACACCCAAAACAATTATGAGAAACGTAGATTTATTTAGACAGAAACTTAGCCGTATTGACGGAAAACTTAAGACTATTAAAGTTATAGTTACCCGTAAAGGTACTTCTGTTGATGATATTCATAAAGTTGTAGATGCTATTGAAAACGAATGTAGAGATCTTAATACTATGATTGATCGTGAAGCTTCAAACGCTTACAATAGATAATAATAAAAATAAAAGTTATGAAATTGACAGCAGAACAAATCCAAGAGAATTGGGATACCTTTATCTCTAATATCGAAACCCACATCACGGGTAATCGTAAACAAGCACTTCTTGATTTTTATAATCAATATCAAGAACGCATTATGTTAATGCCCGCTGCTCACAAAAAAGAATACCATAACTCCTTTCCTGGAGGTTATGTTGAGCATGTAAATCGCGTTGTACGTTGTGCTCTTAAACAAGCTTCTTTATGGGGTGAAGAAGGCTGTGATATGTCTACTTTTACTACAGAAGAACTTGTATTTTCTGCTATTAACCATGACTTAGGTAAAATGGGAGACGAAAATGAAGAATCATATATCCCTCAGGATGATAAATGGAGACGTGATAAGTTAGGTGAAGATTATAAATTCAACACTAAAGTTCCATTTGCTTCTGTCCCAGATCGTGGTTTATTTATGCTCCAGTCCCATGGTATCCAATATTCATTTAATGAAATGGTCGCGATTCAAACGCATGATGGTTTATATGATGATGCAAATACTAAGTATCTTAAATCATTTATGCCAGAACAAAAACCACGTACTTCATTACCATTTATAGTACACCAAGCAGATTTAATGGCTGCAAGAATTGAATTTGAACGTGAGTGGTTACCAAAATTTAAAAATCCCGTGACATCCACAAAAGAAAATTTTACATTAACGAGCAAGCCTAAAGCTATTGCTAGTAAGCAAAATAAAGCTCTAGGTTCAATAAAAAGTGAAGGTTTAAAAAATTTATTAGATAACTTATGATACTAGCTATTATTTTATTATCAGTTTTGGTCGTAGTCCTAGGATATACGACCTTTAACCTTTTACGTAAAATTGAGAAGCAAGAAGACATTTTGTCTAGCTATCTAACATATTTAGATAGAATTTCCCGAGTAATAGAGGTTTCAGATAAAAAGCTAAAGACCATAGACGCAAAAGGTACCTTTAGCAGTGACGACGAAGTAGGTTTTTTCTTTCAACAAATCAAAGGGTTACAAGACATCTTGAATGAGTTCACTCTCAAGAAAATCAAATAACCCACTATGCCCAGAAAAGCCAAGAGTAAAAACTACTTCACCCAAGATACAGAAAATGCAATTGTAAGATATAATAACGAACCTGATTCCAAGGTTCGTTCTGTTATATATGAAAAGGAAATTCATTATGCTTTCTTTAAATTAACAGAAAATATAATCCACACTTTTAAATTTTACTATACAGAAGTAGATGACATAGAACATTTACAACATGAAGTAATTACTTTTTTATTATCTAAAATTCACTTATTTGATCCTTCTAGAGGGGCCAAAGCATATTCTTATTTTGGTACTATTGCAAAGCGTTACTTAATCTTACAAAATCAGAAAAATTATAAAAAACGTATAGATAAAGCCCCAGTAGATGAACTATTTAAAGATGATTCACATTCATATAATTTAGATGACCCAGACCCAGCAAATTTACCTATAAATCAATTTCTTAGTTTATACGTAGAATATTGTACTGAAAATTTAGAAACTTTATTCCCTAAAAAACATGATGCTCAAGTGGCGGATGCTATTTTAGAATTGTTTCGTAAACGAGAAAATATAGATGTTTTTAATAAAAAAGCACTTTATATCTACATACGTGAAATGGTAGATGTTAAGACTCCTAAAATTACCAAAATAGCTAATCAACTATATGGTATATTCAAAGATAATTACATATTCTACCTTGATAATGGTTATGTAGAATTTGAGTAGGTTATATTTATAATAAACTAAACACTATAAATATGAGTGCTCAATTTGATAAAGTAATATTTGGTAAAAAAAAGTTTGGCGATTTACTAGAAGAAATCTATAACAACCAAAAACGCCGCGAGGCGCAAGTAACTGCGCTTATTTCCGAATTAAAACCAATGGTTTCCGACATTGGTGATGCTACACTTATCGTTCCTCTAATTAAAGAATACATGGAAATTGGAGTTAAAAACGATGATGCTCTAATTAAAATGGCTACCTTAGTTCAACGTGCCCTTAACAGTACTGCTGAAGATGGTAGTTTAGGAATTTCGGATGAAGAAAAAGCCCAATTACTTGAGGAAATAGAAAAATTAGGTAAGTAATATGGCCCTAAAATCAGGATTAGCTCAATATAAAAGTATAGGAGATACTTCTAATAGTTTTTCTGAGGACTCAATACGCAGTCTCTCAGGTAAATTACTTTCTGCTCGAGTTACTTCTATTAACCAATCAGGTGACTCTAATAATGGAGTGATTAGTTGTACTATGTTGAATGATGTTCAATTCTTTGGAAGTAATATTGTTCCTGAAGTATATCCTTTATTTCCTAATTTAAAAAATTACCCACTAATAAATGAAGTAGTTGTAATTATAGCTTTAGCTAATAAAACATATCAAAAAAACTTCAATGAATTAACATTCTATTATATTAGTCCTGTAAATTTATGGAATACTTCCCAAACTAATCCTTTACCATACCCTGCAACTAAAGTAACTCCACCATCACAAGGAAAAAGTTATTTAGAAGTTGAGGCTGTTGGAAATCCAAACCAACCAACTAATTCAGGAAATACTATATTTAAACCAGGGAACTACTTTCAAGAAAAAGCTGATCGTAATCCTTTATACTCTTATGAAGGTGATGTTATTTTAGAGGGAAGATTTGGTAATGCTATTCGATTAGGTAATACAGTCCCAAACCCAGGTAATGGAAGTTTAATTTTTAATAATTGGTCTTCTACTGGGAGTATTGG